CCCAATCTCTTGAATCAGATAAAAATTTTATAAAATCTTCATTTGAATCATCTTTAAAGTTAGACGAATTCTCTAACTCTTCTTTCATTGCAACCATCATAGATAAAGCAATTTGATTATCTAATAAACTTTGAGTTAATGCCATTTGAATTTTAACAGCCCTATATAATATAAAAACATTAAATATAATTAAAAATCCTATTACCCAACTATACCACTGCATTTTTCTCCTCATGTGTAGGCCAATAATATTTGCATGGTTCTTTTTTGTCTGGACAGCAAGGAATGTTGTAAGGACTTGATACTGCAGATTGATATTCTACATAGTATATGGGATCTTTATGAAATAAGTTAGCCCGATGTGTTGTTATTACACGCATCAATTTAGTTTCATCTTTCCAAAAAGATGGAACATTGTTGCCCCAGTTTTCCCAACATTGATCTTTTAAATCATTAAGATTTGCTTCATTGTTCTCTGTTCTAATGCCACGCATCTTTGCTTCTTGAATCATAGCCTGTATGTATTCCCACAGACCACGTTCAAATCCACGCCACATCAAAACTGCTGGATGATTTCGCCAACCACCAGTCTTAGACTTACCAGACAAAACATTAAGAATTTGATAACCTTCTAATATTTGCTTATTTAGTCTTTTACTATCTAAAAAATATGCAGAAGTATGCAAGTCTGCTTGTGGCAAAAGTGCTTGCATTAAAATAACTCCTCATCATCTGTTTCTATATTAAATATATCAGATTGTAAGGCTTGTGTCAACTGTGCAAAGGCAACAACAATTAGCCCAACAAATGAAACAAACACACCTAACACAGATAAACTAATCCATTTTTTCATTTTTCACCTTCATTCCTAAACATTTTTTACAAATAACATAACTATTACCAGTAAAAGGACAAGATCCTGCATCAATAGAAAAATCATGTCCTGTAATCTTACAAATTATTTTTTTAATCATTTTACTGCATCTCTTACTAACATTACGACAGCACCATTATCTTCTAGTGCTTTTTTTACTTTCATCATATATTCAAATGCTCTTCTTTTTTCGAATTCATCTAATCTCATAAATTGTTTTTCATTTGCTCTAACAGTTAAAAAATGTTCATTATCTATAATATCAACCGCAAAACCTCTTGGTGGTGTAATTGATCTAAAAGCACGTTGCATAGTATCTGTATACATAATTACATTTCCAATGTTAGATTTTCCCAAATCTCTGCCCAACGAGATTTAGTTTTATGATTGTTAAACTCTCTAGATATATTTCCTTTATCTAGATAAACTCCACCCCAAACTCCGTATTCTTTATTAGAGATTCCAACAGCAAAGCATTGTCTAGCAACTGGGCATGCAAGACATACATTATCTATTCCATGTCTAATGTTTGGGTTATCTTCATACTTATCAAAAAATAGATTAGTATCATAATCAAGGCAGGCAGAATCTTCTTTCCATAGTTGTTTGTTCATAGTTATTCCACATGACTGCTTTTAATATTCCATCCATCTTTGTTTGGCTTATATACTGTTTTAATATGCCAAGCATTATTTACAAATGCGCCATTTTGTTTGTACATTGCGCTATTTGATTTTGATAAATGAACAACATTCCAACCATCCCAAGAAAGATTAGAGTTGTTACTAACAATTTCTTCCATTTTATTAAGATCAGAAATAATCATTTTATTTTTTCCTAATGTGAGAATATGCCGACTTCGACATTACTATCTTGTGCAAATGAAACCAATTTAGAAATACGTTCTTTTGGCTTACTGAGATACGCATAATAGTTAATATCGTATATGTTTTCTACTACCCAATCTGGAGTTACTTTATAAAACTTTACTCTTTTGCCTCTTGCTTTTAATCCTTTTTCAGAAATATTGCAAAACTCTGAAACAAAAGAGTTAATATTTGATGGACCTAAAGAATAAACTATATACTCATCATCATTTTGTTGCATTGATGATAAGCCAATTGCCATAGCCCGAAGGAATATGCTGTAGTCTTTAAACTCATTTGTTCCCTGTACCACGATTTTCATTTTTTGCCCTATTCTTTAGTTTATCCAATATAATCATCATTTTAATTACATCTTCATTTGACATGTTTTGAATATCAATTGGAGATGTTGTACTTCTGTCTACTTTGCCATCTTCAACGACTGCACTATAAAATACATTTTCATGTACCCAGTAAGCATAATCTTCAGTAACTAAAACATCTATAATATTTGAATTATAGTGTTTTAATGACTGAGTTTTTTTAATAACATTATTGGCAATATACGAAGGTATAAATGGACCAATAATACTATTAATATGGCTTTGTCTATATTTAATTTTTTTACTTTCTTTTTTACCGCTTAGTTTAATTATAGCAAAAATAAACAGCGTTGTCAAGAACGATACAAACAAATCATTCATGAATTAATTGTATCATCTTTCTAAGAAAGAATTATGCGTTTGATTTCTAATAGAAACTTTTTCATATTATCATCCAACTGATCTACTTTTGCTGGATTAAATGCCTCTGGAGATAATGTAACAACTGGATTTTCACTAAATAAATCCATTTCAACAAAACCATTTTCCCACAGATACATCATTTCTTTATTTAACATACTATTGTGAAGTTCATAAAGTTCTGGATGTACATCTTTTAACTTATTAGTAAAACTATAAAGTGCTTCTCCTTCTTCGTCAAAGCCTTTAAATTCTACTGCACCTTGATCTATTAATGTTAGCAACAGTTGCTCTTCTGGTCCAAGATTCATGAATATGATTCTCCTTTATTTCTAGTTTCGATTAGTTTTTCTCTTTCATCAACAAAAGAATAGGCATATGCCATCATTTTTTCATATCCAACTGGATCATTCATAATCTTGTTGTAATGATGTCCACAGAACATTAATTCACCATTTACACCAGTTACAGAAACATATGCTTGTGCACCACAACTATCACAACGATCATTTGCAGTTAAAAGCCAAACTCGTTCTTCTGGATTTTGTGTCTTTAACATACTAAACATATTTTACATCCTTTTATTGTCGGTTGAGTAAAATCCCTTACCATTAAATTGTACACTAAAAGGAGTGTATTGTCTAGTCAACACCTCATTACATTTTTCACAATTATATACTGTTTCTGGTTCTAAAATAGATCTAGTTTTTGTTATCAAATCATTACAAGTTGAACATTTATAAAGGTATTCAGGCATTATTTTATTTTATTTCCAAATCGTGACCAAAGTCTTTCATGAATATAATATCCAGTAGACTCCCAACCAATGTAAATGAGAGCACCTAAACCAGCGTACTCCCATTCACGAGTAAACAAATAAATAAGACCGTATACAAATCCTATATGAAAACACTGCCAACTAATAGTTTTTTGTATACTTCTCTTATTTGATTCCATACTATTTTGCAGCCTTCTTTGCAGGTTTCTTTGCTGCTGCTGGCTTTGCAATCTTAACAGCAAGAGCCTGTCCTTCTTCACCTTTATAGTTGGGACGACCCCAACCAACAATTCCGTTGATTAGTTTCTTCTTATTATCTTTAACATATGCACGAGTCTTTTCACAAACCATACCACCATTACGCTGATCACCCTTAGATGATCCTGCAGTATTACCCTCAATGCATTGAATTGTTCCATCACCATTATTTTTAATACAAATACCAACATGCGATGTTCTATTTACACCATCTTCTGGAAAATCAAAATAAATAATATCTCCAGGAGTTGGATCGTCATTACGAGCATCTGCCCAACGATTCATCTTCTTAAATGCAGCCTCTCCAGCAGGTGTATAAACTGTATTAGGAACCTTTACACCAGCCTGATTAGCACACCACATAACAAAAGATCCACACCAAGGTTGGAAGTTTGCTTTTGTAAATTTGCCATACTTTGTTTCATTATCTTTGGGACCCTCAATTGTGCCAACTTCTTTTTTTGGCAACTTCAATAAGAGCCTCTACTGTACCTTTTTCTGCCATTTTTCCTCCTTATTTATATTATACACTAATATCCAAAATCCATCTTTGATTGATCAGTTACAGATGGCTTTATATCTTTTTGTGTACTTAAAACCAATTTTTTGTATGCTTCGCATAACTCTGTATATTTTGCATACATAAATGAAATTTCTTGTTTTAACATTTCTTCATTATTCATTTTTTTACTCCAAACACTCTTTTATCTTTTTCAGTAAGTTTTGAATCGTCTCCAAATACTGGAGTTGGCAGACCACCAATATTTTTGATATGATCAAGATATAGTGGCTGCCAAATAAATAACCTTTGTTTTTGAAATGCTAAAAAGTCTGCATCATTAATATAGTCAAAACCATATTTATTTTTCCAGTGATCTTTTCTAATTAAATGAAAAAATAATGCCTGATAGTAATCATCTTTATTGTCAGAGTCCCACCTTGGTCTAAAATGAAAATCAAATTCTGGTTGAACTATTACAGCCTGGTTTGGTTTTGTTATAAACTCTTTATCATGAGCAATAAATCCCCAGTCTCTATTTCCACCTATATGAAGATCAACCATATATGACCCTGGAGACCAATCTAAATGTACCTGTAGAAATGGAACTCTACCATCTTCAGTTATTTGATGATGTGCATAAAGATAATATCCCAATTCTACATCTTTAGTTTTTAATAAATCTTGTGTTTTTTCAATCGCTAAATCAAAAAACTTTTGTGGAATGTAAACAGAATCTTCCCATTTATTCATCTGCTTTGTGTATGCAATTTCATTAAGTTTATTTGATTGCAATATACCTTTTAACTCAGCAAAATCACTATCATCATAAAAAGAATCAACCAAAAATGGGTCAAAAAATACTGCATTTTTTATAAACAATTCTTCAAATCTAAGATAGTGTTCTTTATTACAAAACATCCAATTTATGCTATTAACGTCTGGATGATTTTCTAAAAATGCAAACTTTGTATCAGTAAAATTAATATTCATTAGTCTAAGTCTGGATCCACTTCATTAAGATCAGTAGTATGCATGTATAGCAAAGTAAATCTTTCTCCACTTTCTACTGGAGTAATTCCATGTATCCATTCCTCCTTTTCACTTTTAAAAAATACTGCTGAGTATTTAACTGGCTGATATTCAAAACTTTTTTTAGGAAAAAATATTTTTCCGCCAGTAAAATCATCATTTAAATATATTACAGTGCTGTAATGGATAAATGGCTCAGGATCTTGATCATCTATATGTAATGCTCCATAACTTCCTGGATGCCACCAAGACCCAAAAGCCTTGAATGTTTTTATATACTTTTTTTCTGATGGATTTAATTTTTTATGAACATCATTTGACTTCAACGCATATTTCTTTAAAATTGATTTTGTTACATCATTATATGGTATTGCAGTTCCACCAAATCTTTTTTTATAATATTCTGGATATGGCTGAACATCAGATGGATTCATCATTTCATTTATAATAGTTTCTGCATCTTCTTGAGATATAAAGTTATTAATTACTATTGGCTTATTCATCTATCCTCCATAAATATTATATCCTAATTTTATTTTTTACCTTTTGCATTGTTTTTATGACTCTGTTAAATCTATTTACCTGTAAACTATCTGTTTCATATATAAGATTATTATATTTCAAATCATCCGTATTATATTTAATAGTTTTATTTTTTGTTAAGTCTAGGTTATATTTTTCTTTATAAAATTTAATAAAGCCATCATCATCACAAACAATACTAAGTACATTATTATAGTTATTATATAAGTTATATGGAACATAATCTGATAATAAAAGTGTGTTGATTGATGCAGAAAATATTTTATTATCAAGACCAACAATGTTAATATTATTAATGTATGATAGGTATTCTAAATGTATTGATTGACCATAAAATTTTGTATCTTTAAGGCCTTTTAAAATATTAGATGTTTTTTTATTTGTAAAAATAAAGTCATTGTTATACCAATCATTATTTTTAACAAAAATTGAATTATCTACATAGTTTGAGATTAAATATTCATCCCAGTTATCAATAATGAAATCTAAATTACTAACTTCAAGATAATAGTCATAAGATGAATCAAGGATAGTGTTTCTATACTTTCCAACTCCATCTCTTCTATCCCAAAAAATATGATTATACTTTATGTCTATGTTTCTTGTATAATCGCCAGATCTATCTTCATTATTTTGATCAAATATAATATAACCAATATTATTGTTTTTACTAGCACTATTTTTTAAAACATTATAAATATTTTTAATGTTTTTATTTTTATATGCATATAAAAAAACAACAATATTATTCATTATAAAGGAAACCAGTGTTGCTCAACTATATTTTCATCATCTATCAATAGATTTGATAATGGGATAATATCATAAGCAATAGTTATTCTTGGTCCATCCCACTCCCAATCTGCCATCGCATGGGGATGGCCCATTTCAGAAACAATTAATCTATTGTTTTTATTAATATTTTCTACTTCTTTTTTATTATTTATTTTATAAAAAGTTGAAGATGGCTCTGCACTAACACAATAGTATCCATGAAAATGTGGTGCACCATGAGGCCCATGATCATGCCAATCTAATTTTCCTTTTTTATTGTAATTAATATTAAACCAACCTTGAATCATAAATCTTTGATCATTATAGTTAATTTTATAATAATCGCATGCCTCTTTTACAGTTTCTCTAACATTAAGATAAAGATTATAGATTTCAGGGCTATAGAACTGAAACACATTATACTCTCGCCATTTAATTGTTGACCTGCTTTGAGACTCAACCCAAATATCTGATGAGTCCATAGCGCTTATTCCTCGCAAAGACTCATTCTCTATTTGATCATATTTTTGCATTAAAAAATTAGATAACTTATCTAAATCATTATTTAAATATCTTTCAAAAAATTTATGTTCTCTTT